CCTGAAACTGTTTTTAATGTTAATGTGTAAGCTCCAGAAGTTTGATTATCTACAACGTAAGTTTTTTCAATTGCATCTGCTACTGTTACTGTTGTAGCTGTTCCTATAGAACCTGTAATTGCTAATACTGCGTTTTTACCATTTGAAACCGCACCATTAGTAAAAGTTAAAGCTCCTACTGATGCCGCAACTGATTCAAATCCGCCTGCTGCTTGTTCTAGAATTAATAAATTTGTGTTTGTGATTGCTCCCCAAGTTCCTGAATTTTCTCCAGTAGCCTGAACAGTTAGTTTTAAACTCGCTGATGTTGAATTCGCCATAATTTTTATGCTCCGTTTTTACTATAATGTTATTTTTATAAGTTTATAGATTTATTGTCAATCTATTAATTTTATGCAGCGGTGTCAACTTCTTTCCAAGTAGGTGCTGTACCCGTATCAACTTGGTTCCAAATCAAAGTATTACCAGTTCCCATCGCTATTGTCAAACCAAATCCAGTAGGAATTACCGTACCATCTGCGATAATTGGACCGATAGTTCCGTCATTCATTGTCATTTCAATACCAGTTAAACTAACATCCGGTGCAGGATCTACATTACCTAAAGCCATTGTTGCAGGTAGCGACGCAAGAATTACAGTATTATCAGGAGTACCCCAATTTCCTTCACCCCAACCGTATCTACCCCAGCCAGTATTAATTTCTCCGGCAACTGTTTCATCACCTAAAGTTGCAGTCATAAGTTGACCAGAAACAACTACGTCTACAATAGATGTATTTAATCCCCAACCTTGTGCGCCCCAAGTTGATCTTCCCCAACCAATATTAATTTCTGTAGTGATGGTTGCGGTTCCAGTACCAAAAGTCATAGATTGGCCAGCTGGAATTACATTTCCATAACCACCCCAAACTAAATTACCCCAAGTCTGTCTTCCCCAACCTGTATTAATTTCTCCTGCAACTGTTTCATCACCTAAAGTTGCAGTCATTTCAATTCCAGTTAAAATAGCGCCTGAGTCAAATAATTCTCCCCATTCACCATTACCCCAGTTTGTTGCACCCCAACCTTTACGAATAATTGATTCTGCTGAACCTAAAACAGCAGTCATTGCTTGGCCAGATGCAGTATAAGTTACATCTGAAATTACACCCCAACTTCCTTGACTCCAAGTTAAAGCACCCCAACCAGAATTTACTTCTGCTGTAATTGTTACATTTGCTAAATTTGCGGTCATTGCTTGACCGGTTGCAACGGCGTCTCCAATTGCACCCCAAGTGCTATAACCCCAAGTTTTTGCACCCCAGCCTGCATTTACTTCTGCAGTAATTGTTAAACTTCCAGTTGTTGAGGTCATTGTTTGACCAGTAGGAGCTACAGCTTGATTTGGTTCTCCCCAAAGTTGTTTACCCCAACCATCTTCTCTACCCCAACCAGAATTTACTTCTGCGGTAATTGTTACATCTGCTAAAGTGGCATCCATACTTCCGCCACCGCCCCAGAAGAAATTTCCCCAAACGTCAATTCCAAAGGCACTGTCATTTGGATTTGTTACAGGTATTGTAACACTATTTTGTTGCCCATATTCACCCGAGCCCCAAGTTAAAGCACTCCACACATCTTGACCAATGAGACCATTACCTCCCATTGTTGTTCCGTGTACATAACACATCCAAATAAAATCTAATTCATTTGGTGGAGCATATTCTACATAACGAGTAGTTGCTGCAGTAAAACCAGAAAGCCACGCAGCTTCTGTGACGTTACCTCCGTCAAGATTATAAGTTACGCCTGTTGTTAATAAAGAACTTGCTCCAGTGGTTTGTTTAAAGACCATTGGATGACCATCATTTGATGGGTCGTCTAAGTTGAATTTTAAAGTTGGGCCTGATACCCAATAGATATCGTAAGTAGGTCTGACGCCGTCTAAATAATAAACGGTACCGGTGCTACCACTAGGAAATTGCGCACCCGATGCTACGGTTACTGTATAAGTTTTGGCGGCCATAGGAGCTTACCTCCCAGACTAACCAGAGATTCTTAAAATCGCTGCTGTTGAAGTTGGTGCAGGAAATTGAATTGTAAACGTACCAGAAGTTGCAGTTTTATCTGCGCCAAAATCTAAAACACAAACTGAATCAGTTGTAGATGATCCTGATCCTGTAGTTGTATTATAAATTATTGCTCCTCTAGCTGTCAATGTCACTCCCGTAAAAGATAAATTCGCCCAGTCAACTCTTGCTACACCTGCAGTCATAGATGTACCGGCATTTACTAATGCTCCGCCACCTGCTGCATAAGTTCCAGAGTTAGCCACTTGTCCAGATGTTACGTAGTTAGTAGATGCTGAAGTAAGAGTCGCGCCTGAAGTGTATAGAGCTAATTTGAATGTATCTCCACCTGATAGTTTAAAACTATGATCACCATCCAACAATTCTTTTTTGAATGAATTACATATTGCTTGTGTTATTGCCATAAATTGTCTCCGTTTTTATTTACCACCGACACGAGGAACACCTGATTGATATTCATCACGTCTTCGTCTTCCCATTTGTTCAATTGAGAAGCCTTCAGATACTTGTTTATACTTTCCATCGTACAATTGCAAGAGATCATTTGGCCCCTTTAAAAAACCATAAGCCTCAACGAGGCTGGCATACAAAAGCCCATTGGGAAAATATAAACTTAAGTATGTTGTCGTATTTGTACTTGATAATCCTTCGTCTTTCAAGATATAATTTAATTGAATCTCATAAGTCGCATTTGGCGGTGGAGCCAGAACAATTGTGTTTTTATCCCACCAGCTATAATATTTTGGAATTCCTGCAGTGCCTTTAGGACTAAATTCTGACATAAAACTTGAATCTCTATATTGTAAAAAATCTCTATTATCTGCTGAAGCTACTCCATCGGAGTCCACAATTTGTGCCGATCTAATTACTAAACAGTTATCCGGAGTGTCTATAAATCGTTGACTAGCAACCAAATTAGCCGTTGCATATCTTCTATTATTATCTGAATCTATTTCTCTGAATATTCTAAATTCAGCATCAGAAATAAAACCATCAACAATCGTATCCGTTAAAACTGCTGAGCCAACTTCTGTATAATCTCTAATTTTTTGTACTAATTCTGCATATGTCATACTGATGTATTATCATTGATTGGACCTGCCAAACAATTTAATCCTCCTCCTGTTTCTCCACTAGTGGCATTTGTAACCAAATCAAAAGTATAACTGTTTTCTAAAGTTACAGTTGATGGTTGGCCAGCTTGTTTCTGTGTAGTTTGTACCATAGTTATTTCATATCCGCCACGAACTTTTGCACTCACAGAATGAGCTGAAGCTGTTGTATTGGCTGGAGTTACTCCTCTAAATGGAGCATTAGTTCCTCTAGTGCATCCAGTTAAAGTATGGGCTGCATTTCCAGTATATTTAATAACTTCATTATCATAAAGTCCATAAGTTGCTAAAGAATTATCTTCAATAACTTTTTCAATTATAATATATCCTGAAGCTGGAAACTCTGAAGAATCATTTAATAATATTGAAGTTGTTGTATCATTAATACCTGCAGCTAAAGTAGTTTGTAATTCAAAAATTTCAGGTACAACTCCTCCAACAGGATTTTTAACATCATAAAATCTTACTATATCATTATTGACTCTTGCACTGTAAGGTTCTGAAACGGAAACTTTTCCTAAGTCTCCACCATAATTAGTTGTGAATGGATTCTTTGGTAAAAAATCCGTAGTTGGAAATTCTGTTCTTGCAGGTCTTGCATTTGCTAAACCTTGAGGGTCAGCAGAAAAGGGTCTTGGATCTAATTGTGGTTGTTTAGGTTCATATTCAGAAATATGGACTCTGGCTCCATTCCATTCAATAGCCATTTCATTATATGGAAAAGCCATTCCCGATCTGTCTGAAATAAATAATGCATTTTTTCCTGATGAAAGTTTACTCATAGTTAAATATTCGGGTAATAGGTTTTAGGAGTTATATAAGTGCTTGAAGGAGAACCATCTTCTGTCAAAGCTCTTGTTAACTCATCTTCATATAATAATTTAAATTCTTGTGTTCTTTGTGGTGCATATTTTTGAGATAAATAAAAAGTTAAACCCGCACACATACAAGGAATAAATCTAAAAGGAACGTCAGATTGATTAGTGTAATCTCCGGCATCCTGAATTCTTTTAACGTAATAATAATTAATAAATTTACCAGCTTGTGTACTTCCTGGAGTTAAATATAAAGTGATAGTTACTTTATCAATAAATCTTTGAACAAAAAATTGTGAAGGTTGACCTGTATCAGTTTTATTTGAAAATGCTTGATACTGTGATCTATTAATTTTTGTAAGTGGAGCATCCACGCCTTCAGCATTTCTATAAGATGTTTCTAAAACATCATCAACACCATAAACAGCAGTTGCATCGGATGTACCATCAGTTGTTGATCTGTACATCGTATATGTTGCTTGATTATTAACAAGTGTAATAGTATTATTTGCAACTTCCCAAAAGTGCAGTCCTCTATTACCCCATTCTTGAAATAATATATTTAAAGAACGTCTGGCTGAACGTAAATCATTTCCTGTATAATCAAATCTACCAAATCTCTCAAAAGCTTCGGTAATTATATCATCAATGTTAAACGTTTTTTCAAACGTTGTTGTTTCCGAAGTAGCCACTTATTACGCTCCAGTAATTGTTACTGTAACACTTCCAGCTACTCCAACTATATGGTAAACAATACCATCTTTAAATAGTATTCCAGAACCAGGTACATAAACTTCTAGTCCTTCTGTTCCAAAATTATAAGTAGCTTTTAAATTAGAACCTGCTGCAGCTCCTGCTGTTGCTGCATCATATAATTTTACACTGCCTGCAACTCCTTTTGCTTGAATAGAAGTAATTCTAGCTCTACCCGCTCTTGAAAGAGTATCCGCAGCTATCGTAGCCATATTTAAGGTTGTTTGATCACTTGTAAATGCCATAATTTATCTCCTTAATTGTGAGCTCCCGAAGGAGCTCACTTTATTTTATTAGCTTAGGTTATTATTTTGTTGGTACAAAACAGTAACTCTAATTTCACCTGCTGAAGTAGCACCAGTACTTGTCCACGTAAGTTTTACGTCGGCAGTTCCGGTATCAGTCCAAGCTAATGCACCACCCGATTCAGTTGTTGGATATGCTCGTCCAACTCCTGAAGCAATTGTGACATCATATGCGTTGATAAAAGTAGCGTTCCCGCCAACTGTATCACCAACACTAAACGTAGCTGTAGCGCCCGCCATTACTGTTAGTTTATCAAGTACAATATCAATGATTTGTGAATTAGCTGGAATAACGACAGTAGTAGCATTTGCAGCAGAAGCACCACTCGCAAGAGTAGTTCCTGTTGAAAACGTCTGTGCCATTACAACTTGTCCAGTGTTTTTAACATTTGAACCAAGTGTAGTTCCAGTTGTGTTTGAAATCGTTCCCGCTTTTACCGGTCCCGAAAATGTAGTTATTGCCATTTTATTCTCCTAGTTTATAGAATATCGCCTCTAGGCCGTCGACTATACGCGTCGATATCCAATTAATTAATTGTATAGTAATTTGTTTATAGCTTACTTTTTTACAGAGTGCAATAGTGCCTATTGCGCGGATGTGATTTTTCCAACGATGTAGCTTTTGTTTAAGTAGCTACAGAAACTTCTGGAGCGGCATTCCTAATTGCATTTTCTCGATCTGCAATTTTAGTCTCTTCGAGCTTGATTTCAGTGATAGTGTTTTTAATTGCACCATCAATTTCAACCATATTGAGAGTATATTTGCCACTTTGCTCATACTCCAACTGCCACTTCAACTCCAAGGACCGTTTTTGTTTGTACAGCTCTTGTACCATCTATAACCTCCTCATAGGTTATTCTACGAATGTCTCTAAACATTCCTGTTGATTCCCAAATAATACTTTTTTCTCCCAATTTGTCAAGGATTGCGTTTTCAATGGAAGTGCGTGAATCTTCAGCTAAAACTTCAAATTTAGCGTGATAATCATAAGCCCATATATTTACTAGGAAATTTCTCATTTTTTCTTTCTAAAAGTAAATTGTGGCGGAACAATGTCCGCCACAAAATTTTAGTTATTACGTACCTTCAACTCCGAAAATACCTCTATAGTCAGAAACTCCGAAAGAGTATCTTTCTCTAGCTTTGTATCTTACGTTTCCAGTATCAAAGTCACCTTCCATAGCCGTTTTAATAGGGCTTCTGTCAAAGTACTTCATTCCATTTGGAACATCAGTGATAATGTACCAAGCATCTGTATCAGTTAAAAAGTTATTAACTCTGTAACCTTGTGGGATCATTCCCATAGATACGATTGCATTGATATCGTTATCAGCTGTTCCTACTCTACCTTGAGATTTCATCAATCTCTCTGCTGTGAACTGATTTTCAGAAGGAACAATCATTTTGACTCCTCTTGCAGCAATTTTCAGACCTCTTTCGTCCGTCATCGCAGCAATGTCAATCATTGCTTGTTCTAATGAAGTTTCATTCAAGTCGGCTTGTGTAGCCAACGTGTTTGAAACAGTTCCAGCAATCGTCGGGTGACTAGTTGCAAATAAATTTGAACCGTCGCCTGATGTGTAGTTGTTTGATGCTACACTAGGTAAACCATTGATTAATGGATTAACTGATTTAACTTGTTTAGTATTAGACATAGATCTAGCTAACGCTTTTGTATATCTACTAGCAAGTCTGTCATAAAGGTTATCCTCAATAGCTTCTTCAGTTATTGCGAAAGCAAGAGCCACTGTTTCGTGAGTGTATCTTGCAGTGTAAGTCTCTTGAGCATTGTCAAAAGTTACACCTGAACCTTCCGGTTTAACCTGAGCTTGAGCAAAACCTGATAACATAACTTCTTCTTCAAACGCTCTGTCTGAAGATTCAGTAGCATATATTTCCAGATGCTGATTCTCATATCTTTTGTATTCCAGGCCGAATAGTGCATTCAATCCTGGCTCTAGTTCTTTTACTAGTTGTCCTCGTGATATAGCCATAATTTATCTCCTATTCTCCTATATACCGTTAGCAGAATTTAGGACGTGCTCATTGATGTTAACAACAAGATTGACATTAGCTGCCCCTTCATCGTTGTCTGGATCTTTTGAGATTCCTAATATTCTTAATTGAGCGGCACTTCCAGCAGCTGTTGTTGCTGAAATTTCCACTTTTGAAACGTAGTTAGCTGAATCACCTGCCGTATAGGCAATATCCGCGACTGTAAAAATTTGAGCCGATGTGATTGTTCCTGCACATTGAACTTCAAATCTTTCGTAGGGATCATCCGCCACGAATGCCACAACATCTGTTGCTGCGTTATTCGCTAGGAAGTGATTAGACCACGTTGGTTTGCTTGTAGATGAGTCTGTATAGAAAACACCGTTTAGTGAACCCATAAGTAAGTCTCCTGCTGCTGCCACATCAACATCACCAGTTGCAATACATTTAACTGGATCGTTGAAGTAGATAGTCTCAGTAGAGGCTGCCTTAATACCGTATTCACTTAAACCTTGGTTGTCTCTGTTCTGACCCACCTTGCCTATTGGTCTTAGACCAAAGGCTGCGTCTTTATTTGCCATAATTTAACTCCTTTGCTTATAGCTTTTAGTTTAAGTGTGCTTCGTTTGTTGGGTTTGAGAAATTCTTGAATTAGGATTTCTTGCTACCACCAAAAGTTACACGAGTCTGTCTATCAATATTGATAGGCATACTATTATGCTGTTCCTTCATAAGATCGTTGTCTACTGCTTTTATCTTCTCAGAGTGCTGATTTTGATAATAATCAGTTCTCTGTTTTGCGATCTCTTCTGGTACCCTAGCCAGCAATAGGCCTCCAACTCCGATAACTCCCTTGTACTTGCCGTCGCTCACAACTGGATAATCTGAATCAGGATATTCGTCCGATCTTACTAATTCATATCCAGTTCTAATACGACCTGTAATATTCTTAGTATCTTGGAATCCTAAAGATTCAGCTCTTAGCCATCTGTGAACAAATCCTGTTGGCGCAGGGGGTGCATCTAAAGATGATGGTGGAGCCCAAACTTTTTTCTGAGAAGTTTTTTCTCTAGTTTGACTCGCACGGGAAGTTCTTTTGTCAATATTTGTCATATGCTTATGCCTCCTTCGTGATTTTTAATTGTTTCGCATACTCTTCAAGTGGCACACCTAATTTTTTTGATATTGCGACTTGTGATGGTGTGAGCCTCACAGTTTTGCGACCAAGATTTGTGCTTCGCTTCGCACTAGCTACTGTTTGCACGGGTTTGGTCGTTTTTAAATCCGTATCCACATTCTTATCAAATTTGTGGGGGAATTCAAGTCTTATTCTCTTATCTACTTCAGAATAATACTCATCACTTGTTGGGTCAAATCCTTCTTCTTCCGTCAACTTTTTATGGATGTCAAATGCAGTGTAAGTCATTGCATTATCGTTGCCAAACCAGGTGTTTTTGTCTGCCCAGCTCTCCGCTCTCGGATCTGGAGTACCTTGTTTTGCAAGTCTTCTTTGAAAAGTTGTTTCAGGATCTTGAACCGCTTTTGGTTTGTTTTTATTAAATTCCTCTTGAGCAGTCTTCGTCTCAAGGAATTTTGCTTGTTTATATCCCAATTCAGAAATAGCACTTACAGCTTCTGTTTCAGCTTGCAAATCATTAGCTTCTCTTGCAGCTCCAAGTTTTGCTTTTGCTGCTTCTAATCCAGCTTTAATACTATCCTCTGTTGTTTGAAGATAAGAAGGTTCTAGCTTTGAGATTTTCTGATCAACTTCTTTTTTAGCTTTGATCATAGTTTGAGCATAACTAACTGCTTCGTCTTTTTGTCTCTCTGCTTCTCTCCATTTTTTAGTCAGTTTAGCAATTCTTTTTTGAACGCTGTCTGAATATTGCTCTAATTCTTTTTCTTTCTCGTCCTCTTCTTTCTGTTCTTCTACAGGTTTTGTTTCTTGAACCTCCGGTTTTACTTCTGGAGTTTCTGGTTGTGCCTGCTCAACCTTTTCCTCTTTCTGTTCAACTACTGCTTCATCCTTTTCCTCTGGTAAATTTACATCTACGTCTGGACCGGATGTGTCAATGTCAACAGTTTTTTCTTTATCGTCTGGCATAGTATTATCTCCTTCTATGTTTAATATTGATGAAGTATATCTTCGGGATTATCTATAGTCGCTAACACTTCATCGTCATTTAGCAATCTAACTTCTCCCCCGTCAATTTGAATTCTTGATCCTGCATATTTTGCAAAAATTACCCAGTCACCTTTTTTACACCAAGGTCCCTCCGAAAATTTCTCTTTATCATAACAATGTGGTCCCATTGCTAAAACTAATCCACAATTAGAACCTACTTGTTGACGTTCTAATGTATCTTGTCCCATCAAAATTCCACCTTTTGTTTTTTCCTTCATTTTAAAAGGTAAAATTAATATTCTCCAGCCGGTAGG